AAACATAGACGCTGGAACAATTAAAATGTACGGAGTAGGAGATAAACAATCATAATGGCACTAGTCAAATACAACGATAGATCTCTTAAAGATTTAACCACGACTCCTGCAGCAGCAGGTGGAGATACGGGTGCATTAGTTTTAATTAAAACTTTAACAGCTTCATCGTCTGGTACGTTGTCATTTGTAGATGGCACTGATAGTGTTGTATTAGATGATACTTATCCTATTTATAAATTTGAGTATATTAATATTCATCCAGCAACTGATGGAGCAAGATTTTCAGTAAATTTTAGAGATGGTGGATCAAGTTATGATGCTACAAAAACTACAACAATGTTTGCTACTTATCATCAAGAAGATGATGGAGAAAGTTCAGGAGATAGATTTGCTTATCAAAGTGGAGCAGATTTAGCACAATCAACTGGTGTTCAAAGATTAACTAGTTCTATCGGTAATGCAGATGATGAAACATATTCTGGAGAACTTTTTTTATTTAATCCATCATCAACAACTTTTGTAAAACATTTTATTAGTAGAGGTTCATCAGTACATGATGCTTCAGCTAATCAAGATTCTTTTGTTGCTGGTTATTGTAATGTAACAGCTGCAATAGATGGAGTTCAATTTTCAATGAACTCTGGCAACATAGATGCTGGCAAAATTAAACTTTACGGAATAAAGGACGCATAATGACATTACCTGCAGAAAAATTAATTACAATAAACGATAGAGGTGCTAGAGTAGCTACTACTTTTGGGTCATTAACATCAGGTGGAGCTAACATGGTGTTTATTAAAAAGCTAACAGCATCATCTTCTGCTACTTTATCTTTTGTTGATGGAGCAAGTTCAGTTGTCTTAGATAATACTTATAAAGAGTATGTATTTACATTTAAAAATATTCATGCTGCAACTTCTGGACAAACATTTACAGTAAATTTTAGAGATGGTGGAACTAACTATGATGCAACTAAAACTACAACGTATTTTTTAACATATCAAGATGAAGCTGGTGGGGGTGATGTAGCAGTAAGTTATATTACATCAAAAGATTTAGCACAAAGCACATCAGCACAAATAATTTCACAAGATACAAATGTAGATAATGATGCCTCAATATCAGGTTATCTTCATTTATTTAATCCTAGCTCTACAACTTTTGTAAAACATTTTATAGCAAACACTCAATCTATGAATTTAAGTAGTGGCAACCCATATTCTTATCAAGCTTTTATAGCTGGTTATTGTAATGTCACAGCTGCTATTGATGGTGTTCAATTTGCAATGAGTTCAGGTAACATAGATGCTGGAGATATTTGTCTTTACGGAATACTATAAACATGCTAAATAAACACAAAGGAGAAAACTATGCCAAGATATCATAATATAAACGGTAACAGAGTACAATTTACAGCAGCTGAAGAAACAGCTAGAGACAATGAAGAAACAGCTTGGGCTAACGCAGCTCCTGCTAGAGCTTTAGCAGATCTTAGATCTAAAAGAGATGGTCTTTTAAAAGCATCTGATTGGGAAATTACATCTGAACTTGAAAAAGGTAATGCTATATCAGACGATATGAAAACGTACAGACAAGCTCTTAGAGATTTACCAGACGGTAAAGATACTGTTGCTAAATGTACAGACGCTACGTGGCCAACTAAACCGTAGTATAGCATAGGATAACACTATGTTACAAAAGGTTAATTTTCAACCAGGATTTAACAAACAAGTTACTGGAACCGGAGGTGAAGGCCAATGGATAGAAGGTGATAATGTTAGATTTAGATATGGTACACCAGAAAAAATAGGTGGCTGGGCACAACTAGGGTCCGTTGATCTAACTGGACGTAACACAGCAATACATCATTTTGTAAATGCATCAGGTATTAAGTATGCAGCGTTAGGAACTAACAGAATTTTATACGCATACTCTGGTGGTATTTTTTATGACATACACCCAATTAAATCTACAACAACTTTAACTAGTGCATTTTCTACGACTAACGGATCAGCAACTGTTACAATAACTTTTGCATCAGCGCATGGTATGAACAAAGGTGATATTATCTTATTAGATAATTTTACAAGTATTACTAATTCTGGTTTTACATCTGGTAATTTTGACGATAACAAATTTCAAGTATCAAGTATTCCAACAACTACTACACTAACTGTTACAATGGCATCTAACGAATCAGGATCAGGTGCAACTACATCTGGTGGTATTCGTGTTAAACATTATTATCCTGTTGGACCAGCAGTTGAAGTTGCAACAACAGGTTGGGGCCTTGGATCATGGGGTGGTGTACAACAAGGACAGTTTACATCAACACTATCATCAGGAATTAATGCATCGGTTACATCATTAACTATGGCTAGTTCAACATCATTTGCATCATCGGGTACAGTACAAATAGGAAATGAATTAATTACTTACACAGGAAATAGTGGTGGTACACTATCTGGATTAACAAGAGGAGCAACCGGTACAACAGCAGCAATACATTCATCCGGTGCAACAGTTACAGATGCATCAAACTTTTTTGCATGGAACGCTGCCGCATCTGGTGACATTGTTACAGCACCAGGTCTATGGTCATTAGATAATTTTGGTAATAAACTTATTGCAACTATATCTGGTGGCGAAACATTTGAATGGGATTCTGATCCTACAACAGCTAATGCTACAAGAGCAACTATACTTGCTAATGCACCAACATCATCTAGCTTTAGTTTAGTATCTACACCCGATCGTCACTTAATATTTTTTGGAACAGAAACAACTATTGGTACATCAAGTACAAGAGATGAAATGTTTATAAGATTCTCGGACCAAGAATCTATTAATGAAACAACTTCGTATGCACCTAGTGCAATTAACACTGCTGGTACTCAAAGACTTGCCGATGGATCAAAAATTATGGGAGCAATCAGAGGTCGTGATGCAATTTACGTATGGACTGATACTGCATTATTTATTATGAGATTTGTCGGTGCACCTTTTACTTTCTCATTTCAACAAGTAGGAACTAACTGTGGGTTGATTGGACAAAATGCAGCCGTTGAAGTTGATGGTTCTGCTTATTGGATGTCAGAAAATGGTTTCTTTAGATATACAGGTAAACTAGAATCACTTGCATGTTTAGTAGAAGATCATGTTTACGATGATATTAATACAATTCCAAAACAACATATTAATGCAGGATTAAATAACTTGTTTGGTGAGGTTATGTGGTTCTACCCTAACTCAGGATCAGGAACTGTTAACCGTATGGTTTGTTACAATTACCTAGACTCAACGCCAGAACGGCCGGTGTGGACAACAGGAACACTAGCTAGAACAGCTTGGCAAGATTCTGCTGTATTTGGTAAACCACACGCAACAGAATACAATAGTAGTGATACAACAGCAACTACAAACAAAGATCACGTTATTGGATGCACTGATGGTACAACAACGTACTTTGAACATGAAAAAGGATTAGATGAAATTAAAGAAGGTGCAACTAACTCTATTACAGCAAACATACAATCTGGAGATTTTGATATAGGTCAACAAGGACTTGCTGGTGATGGTGAATTTATGATGAAAATAAGAAGAGTGTTACCAGATTTTTTATCACAAACTGGTGACAGTGTAGTTACATTAAATTTAAAAGATTTTCCAAATGATACAGCAGCTAGTTCATCGCTTGGTCCATTTACTGTATCATCAAGTACACAAAAAATAGACACACGTGCTAGGGCTAGGTCAATATCATTAAAAGTATCTAACAGTAGCACTAGTCAATTTTGGAAACTAGGTACGTTTAGATTAGATATACAACCGGATGGTAGAAGATAATGGCTAGAATTGTACAATCACTTACACAACCAACAAAAAATTATGATGAACAGATACAACAATCGTTTGTTAGAGATATAGATAGTATTGTGCAGAAATTAAATACTACGTTTCAACAAGATATAAAAGAAGAAGCAGAAGCGGAGGCATATTTCTTTGGCTAATACATTTGTAAATAAGAAAAAAGATTTAACAGCAACAAGTGCTACAACATTATATACAGTGCCTAGTGCTACAACATCTATTATAAAATCTATAATAGTATCTGAAGATTCAGGAAACGCAGATACTATAACAGTGACTATTACAGATACAGCAGACGCTGTATTTAGTTTGTTTAAAACTAAATCAATATCTGCTAATGGGACCACGGAACTATTAACAGCACCTTTAGTATTAGAGGAAAGTGAAGTGTTAAAAGTAACAGCAGCCACAGCAAACAGGTTACATGTGGTGTTATCTGCTCTAGAAGTTAAGAAAAGAACTGTTACAACATAGCTTGATTTACTTGACAAAAACAAGTAATGTAAGAAACCACAGGTTAAATTCCTGCTTTTAAAATTAACTTAAAAAATTATATGAAAACAGGATTAGAATCATTAGATACAGGTGCACCAGAAATTACCTACTCAGGTAATCAAGGACCTAAATCACCACAAGAAGATCAAAGAATGATGCAAGAGTTTCAAATGGCTCAACTAGAAGAAGAGTACGCAAAGTATGTATTTGAAATGGAAGAGCAAGGAATACAACCTATGTCCATGCAACAGTTTATGGAACAAGCTATGGCAGAAGCAAGACAAGGTGTTAAAGAAGGTGGTATCATGAGAACAGGATTTCAAGGTGGTGGAAGAGATGCTGGCGCAGGATCAAATTTTGGTAGTGAAAATTTTGGTGGTGGTAATCAAAGTATGCAAGATTACATGACAGATCAAAGTAATCTTTCTGTTGGACCTAGCACAATTTCAGATGCGGGTGCTGCAAAAGCATTAGCCAACAACCCTTCTTTACAAGCAGGTGTAGACAGAGCTGCAATAGCAAAAGCAGAAATAGCAAGATTTAATAAAGAAAAAATGCGATTAGAAAAATTAGCATTAGATAAACAATTACAAGAAAATACAAGAAAAAATAAATTTAATAAAGGTATATCAACTCTTGCAAAAGCTTTTTTACCACTGCCTATAAAAGTAATGATGGCAGTAAATAAATTTGCAAATCCTCCGCAAACAATACAAGATTATATGGAAGATGAAACTGATACTACTACTGGTATCACAGATCCCCAAGCTGCTGATTATTTTGAAAGTATAAATAACCCACCTGCTCCTCCTCCTACAGGTGGTGATGATACATATATTTCTCCAACTATGGCACAGATTGCAGGGCCAACGACAACAGATTTAAATGTAGCAGAAGATGTAACAGGAGATGAAAACACATTTGAATTACGTCCAGATGATTTTGTTTCAAGGTACTCTATTCCTGATCAATTTAGACAACGAGCAGCTTTTGGTGGTATCATGGGTCTTGATGGTAGACGTGCTTATGGGTTAGGTAGTAAATTAAAAAGAGCATTTAAAAAAATTACTAAGTCAACAATAGGTAAAGCTGCATTAGCGTATTTTGGAGCTAACTTTGCACAAGGAAAATTATATGGAAATCCTTTTACTGGTAGAGTCACTAATTTTTTAACTGGTGCTGGAGCTAAAAAAGCTATGCAGAAAAAAATATTAGATAAAACTAAAATTTTTCAAACAGCTTTAGATGAAGATAAAACACTAAGTGCAGTAGACAAAATTTTAAAAATGCAAGAATATACTAAAAATATTACTCCAACAACTAGCGCATCTAAAAAACCAGGACTTGGAACGTTAGCAGCTCTTACTATACCAGCAATAGCAGGTGGATTATACACAAAAAAAACAGAAAAAAATCAACCAACATTAGATGAAGCTATGGCACAATCCTCTCGTGGATCAAGTCCATTTGATCAATATGGTGGAGTGCAAGGTTTTAGAGATATGATTAATAAAG